ACCTGTTCGAATACATAGATGGGGCGGCTGCTTGGATTATAATTAGAGATGACCTGCAATTGTGGCAGGCAAAGGCGATCACACAGGCGCGCAACGGGGAGCCGGCGCTGTGCGAGTTCGATAGCGCTTACATACCCGAATCCATCGCTGACATGGTAAAGTCCATGCTGGCTTATGCAGACTGTGAGGGTTGCATCAAGCAGGGATTCAGCGATGTGGAGGCGTTCATGAAAGCACCGGGTTCAAAAGATAAGCACAAGAAACTCATACCGCGTACCGATGGGAAACCATTCGAGTACAGCGAATTCACAGGACTTACGGAAGCAGACATCAACAATGCGATAAAAGCGTGGGATAGGGCTATGCCTGATTACGCCGGCTTGTTAGATGCTGAAGTCAAACCGGAGAATGATCAGGATCAATCATGAAAAATTGCCCGATGTGCGGTTACCAGAACGATGATACATTCACAACTTGCGCGAATTGTGGCACGAATTTAGGTTATCGAAATCAAGTTCTTTACGAAACGATAAGACGAGTTGATAACATAGACAAGAACGTAAGTGCGATCAAGGGCTGGGTGAGTTTTCTCGGAATAATTGTCCTGATAGGTTTGATTTTAGGAGTTATTTCGAGTTGCAGTGCGCTCATGTCGATGCTGTAAACAAGGTAAATGCAATGGCTAAAACAAGCGAGAATGATGCCGGAAACTAAACCTTTGTGGTATTGGGATGATTCAGTAAAGCGTTACCGTTCACCGGAAACGGGGCGGTTCGTTGGCATTGACGAAATGAACGGCTTGCGTACTGAATTCATGGAATCTCAAAAGAGACTAATGGAAGGGGCGACAGTCACCTTCGATGCCGGCACAATTGACAGCCGAACTTACGAAAGGCGAGTCAAGGAGATTCTAAAGCAGACGTACATTGACAATTATGTCATGGGAGCCGGTGGGCGCAATAACATGACCCAAAAAGACTGGGGAAGTGTCGGCGGTATGTTAGCAGAGCAGTACAGTTATTTGAACCCGTTTTTGGCACAAATTGAGCGTGGGGAGTTATCACCGGCACAAATTATAGCACGCTTGAAAATGTACATCAATTCTGCAAGTGAGGCGTTCTGGAGAGCATTCGCGCGTGACATTCCAATTGACTTGCCGGCTTATCCCGGTGACGGGCAAACCGCTTGCCTTACGAACTGCCAATGTCAATGGGACATAAAGCCGGTTGACGGTGGTTATGATTGTTATTGGATATTAGGCGAAGCCGAACATTGTCCTGATTGCGTTGAGAACGCGTCAAGGTGGAATCCATACCGAATCCGTATAACTGGGGAAGATTCAAATGCCAGTTGACATTGTAATTGACGGGCTTGAGGAGTTGCGGTCAAAGTTAGACCGATTCCCACCTGAAGCGCAAAACGAAGCCGGCGACATGGTAAGCGAGTACGTATTGCACATTATGCAGGAGTACGCGCCTTACAAGTACATTCCGTTCAAGTCAGCATACGGTGGTTTCTTCAGCGACAAACAGCGCAAGTATGTTTTTGCCAACAAGCTATTCGGTGGTTCTGCAAACAGATCACAGCGATTACGGCAAGGCTGGAAGAAGATGGGCGGAGGTGCTGACACGTTGGTTTACAACGATGTACCTTATGCCGGCTATGTAGTAGGGGACGACTCTCAAGCGAACATGCACACGATGATCGGCTGGTGGACGGTTAGCAGTCGGTTGGGTGAGAGAGCAGCACAGATTGAGCGACTTGCGAAAGCAGGCGTAGACAAAGCAATCGAAAAGTTGGGGTTATAAGAGAAGTTAGTTACAGACAACTGAATACATAAGGCTGTCATGGGCGTTGGGTAACGCGGTGGTAGACCTGGTGGTCAGAGGGTTCTGAAGCCAAAACAAAGCACGAATTATCGTGCGGACGTTTGGCTTTATCGGTTTAAGGAGGTGTCGATGGACACTATGGTGTATTTTGGAGACGCGGTAAAAGCACTTGGCGAGGGCAAGGTTGGTGGCTATTTAGTGCGCTGGGGCGGTGACGGTGACGTTGACCTGACCGGTGATTATTTCACCAAAGAAACTGATCTTGGCATCAGCGAAGGTGACCGACTGCCGGTGTACTTCGAGCACGGCTACGATCCGGTGATAAAAAGCCGGCGGTTAGGGCGGGGGCAAATTGAACGCTTTGACGACATCGGAGTTTGGTTTGAAGCACAACTGGAGTTACGGGATGAATACGAACGCAAGATTTATGAACTGGCTGAAGCTGGGAAGCTCGGTTGGTCGAGTCAGGCGGGCGGTTCGCTCGTAGCAAAGGAATCTGGATTGGGAGGTACACGAATCGCTACATGGCCATTGGCAGAAGCAACGCTAACTAAGTCGCCAGCCGAGTACCGAAACACCGCAATACCAATGAAATCAATTTATCCGGAGGCGGAAACGCCCGAGGCAACTACCCATGAGGAGGAAATCATGGCAGAAGAAATCAAGACCTCACCGCCTATTGACGTTGAGGCACTCGTAAAAGAGGCTGCTGAGAAAGCTATCAAGGCTTACGAAGAAGCACAACCAAAAGTAAAGGGCGGGTATGCTGAAGTCACTGAAGACGAAACAGACCGCTCACTCAAAGCAAACCCATTCACCGCAGCCGAGTTTTTCCAGGCTGTCAAAATGGCAGAAATGTACCCCGGACAGGAAGAGCGTCGGCTGTTGCCATTCAAGGCAACGGGGCTAAACGAAGCGACTCCCTCACAGGGCGGGTACTTGTTACCACCTCAAATTGCAGCCGGCATCCATCAAAATATGTGGAGCGTTGGTTCTGTATTGAGCCGGTTCAACCCAATTCGTGTTACTGGCAACTCCCTGACTATCAACGCTGTGGACGAAACTTCACGCGCCGATGGTTCCCGGATGGGTGGCGTTCGTGGTTACTGGCTGGCTGAAGCCGCTCAGAAGACCGCAAGCAAACCCAAGTTCCGCCAGATCGAACTGAAACTCAAGAAAGTGGCGGCCTTGTGCTACGCTACCGATGAGTTGCTTGCCGATGCATCCGCGTTGGAAAGCTGGATTGGCAACGAAGTTCCGAATGAGTTGCGCTTCAATGTAGAAGCCGCGATTATCAACGGTGACGGCGTTGGTAAGCCTTTGGGCATCCTGCAATCTGGCTCATTGATCAGTGCTACCCGCACCGATGCCAGTGAGATTGATGCTTATGATATCGGTCGCATGTGGGCACGCCGGCTTCCAGGCTACAACGATTACGTGTGGTTTGTGAATCCTGCTGTTTATCCGCAATTGTTAGCGTGAGTTTCAAGCGACTTCATTCCAACTTTGTAATCATTGCGAAACGCCTCTACCGCGTTGGTAAATACCTCTTTTGCGTGCTTATATTCTTCAAGCGTTCTTTTGGCATTCTCAGCCATCATCTTTGCCCGCTGTTCAAACATTTCAACCGGAATGGTTATGTCACCCTCGTACCCGTACAATGGCGACACGTAGAATTGCGGACTGTGGAAGTCAACCTCAATGCCCTTACCGTAAGCCACACCGCACCAGTACGCCACGCAAGGTCGCTGGTGACCATATTCGGTGTTGGTTTCCATCTCAACCCCGTATATCTCAATACGCTTGTAACCGGCATAAATGGCGTAAGCAATGGCGTAAGAGATGGTGGTTGTAAAGTACCACTCCGCCCCCTTGAAATACTCTTTCATTTCTTCAAGTGGAAAACGCCTTGACATGGGAACATCATCAAAATGTTCTGCCATGAAGACGGTAACTTCAGTGTTAGTTTTCAGCCATTCGTAGTGTTTAGCGTCGTTCCTGTTTTGGCTCGACCTCCACACTACCGGCTTGTGCAGTTGCATCACATAATCAGCGCGAGCAACCGCCCCGCGAGATAGCATTTCATTCATAACGAACACATCACAATCATCACGGGTCTGGTCAAACTCGCCCATCGTGCCTTGATGCATTCCAAGTATTACAGCAGTCTTTTTCAATTCAAGCCTTTCTGCTACGTTGTCGGTGTTTCCCTGAATTTGAGTGGAACTGAGAAGGACGCCATTTGCGTAACCACCCGGTCCCATTGTGCCGGCATAACAGCGAAGGTCACAGGGAAAACAATCGTGTCCACCTTGCCGTTCAATGTTGGATCGCCAGCCAGTCTTCGTAAATATTCTGGAATGATGTTGTTCAATTCGGTGTAAGCACTCTTCATGCTCATTCGGTTGACGTGGAAGTCCACCTTGACCGTCAACAATAATCGAGCGGTCGTGCTATCATCAGCCGAGCCAGTCCCTTCCGAGATGTAAGCAATCGCAAGCGGTAACACAGTCGCGTCTTCTACCGGATAAGATGGTGCGCCCCTGATCGTCGTGCTGGTTATTGCAAGCGCGTGGTATTGCAAGCGTGCAATCGCGTCGTCAATGATGCTCATTAGATCACCGCCACATTGAATATCTTGTAACGTTGTAATATCGTTTTCACGTCAGGATCAAGTTCTTTCATGTAGTACATTTCGCCTAAGTTCTGGTTTGCGCCGGCATCCTGATAGCCTTGCTTGGCGCGCATAAACCAGCGCACCGCCTGAATCTTGCAGGCCTGCTCAATGTCAGCCGGTGGAGTTGCAGACCAGCCAAACACGCCGGTCACCTTCACGCCCTTGCGAGTTGTGCCCCACGTGCCCTTAGAGCCGGCATCATTGTCAATAACCAAGCTCATAATCGGCATACCAATAGAGGCGTAGTTGTAAGGCGACACGAAGAAGTCGGTGTCATTCGTCCAGGTGGTGTAATCGCTCACAGCACGCCCACCGCTTTCACTAACCGCAACGGAAGTCAGGCTAACCATCGGGTCGATGTATTGCTGCTCTTCACCGCTACCGTCAAAATGGCGGG